AGGGGCATAGAACCTGCTGATACAACACGAAATAAGTTGCTGTTATAGTAAAAGTGGTTATTATTTTTGTATGGCAGTAGCAGAACCGTTAAGTTTAAGGTGGGCACAGGGGGAGGTGTTCAGTAATAAGAGTAGATTTAGGGTATTAGTAGCTGGAAGAAGGTTTGGTAAAAGCTATTTAAGCTGTGTTGAACTGTTGAAAGGAGCTATTGCAAAGCCTGGAGAAACATATTTTTACTGTGCGCCTACATATCGGATGGCAAAAGACATTGCATGGAAGACATTAAAGAAATTAGTACCAAAGCAATGGATTAAATCTAAGAATGAGACAGATTTAAAGATTGAGTTAGTAAATGAATCAACGATTGAGTTAAAGGGAACAGAGAATGCGATGGCATTAAGAGGAAGAAGTCTTTCGGGCGTAGTCTTGGACGAGGCAGCATTTATGGATAAGGAGGTATGGTCAGAGGTAATCCGACCTGCATTAGCAGATAAGCAGGGGTGGGCATTATTTATTTCTACACCTGATGGAACGGCAAGTTGGTTTTATGATTTATGGTGTTATGTTCCTGAAGATGAGAGTGGAGACTGGACGCGATGGAGTTTTACAACGATAGAGGGGGGTAATGTTCCAAAAGATGAAGTGGAAGCAGCGCGTGGTCAATTAGATGAACGCACGTTCAGACAAGAATTTGAAGCGAGCTTTGAAAATCTTACGGGATTGGTAGCTGTAAGTTTTTCGGACGAAAATATTAGTGATCAAGCGAAGGATTTACACATGTTGCCTTTGTATATGGGGGTAGATTTTAACGTTGATCCTTTATGTGGAGTATGTGCGGTAAAACATAATGAAAATTTGTATGTTTTTGATGAGATTATATTAAGGGGAGGAGCTACGACATGGGATTTTGCGGAAGAAGTTGTAAATAGATATGGGGTAGACAGAAGAGTTATCACATGTCCTGATCCTACAGGAGGCGCACGAAAAACAAGTGGAGTAGGATTAACGGATCATACGATTTTAAGAAGAAGTGGATTTACTGTATCGAGCCCGCGGGCACCGTGGAAGATAAGAGATAAAATTACTGCTGTAAATACAGCTTTATTTGACGCAGCAGGTGACCGAAGAACATTTATACATCCAAGATGTAAAGAATTAATAAAAGCACTTAGAACTTTAACCTATGCACCAAATACAGGAATGCCAAATAAAAATTTAGGAGTAGATCACGCGTTTGATGCTTTTGGTTATCTTTGTCTGCAACAATTTAACTTAGCCAAGCCAGAGACACTAGGCCAAACTTCGTTTAGAATATACTAAGATACCCTTTTTGCTTATGGCCTACGGAATGTCAACAACAA